ATAATTAAATGTCGCGTCTTACCAATAGGGTGCTTGATTTATAGGGCTTTTGACGTGTTTCAGAATTTGGCTGGGCCAAAGCTGGGCCAAAACGACGAAATCACAGCTTGTTCAGTTCGGTCCAGTCGGAGGTGGAGTTGATCCACTTCGCATAGGTCGAGAGCAACATTTGTACACTGTGACCCAACTGGTTTGCAATAAATGCAGCGTTCATGTTCGCCATCAGGCACATCGTTGCATAGGTGTGGCGGCAGTCATATTGCCGGCGCCGACGGATGGATAGCCGCTCCAGTGCCGCGAGAAAGTATTTCTTCGGCGTGCTGTCCGACCTGATCCACTCGCTGCTGGCGTCCGCCGGCGCAAACACAAACTCCGCACCATCCGCTGCCAACGAGCGCGCCACCTGAATGGCGTGTAGCGCCCGATCATTGAGCAGCACATCCCTGACCGTTTTGGTTTTTATCCTTTCGAACAATTCCCCCTTCACGATCACCCGGCACACGTGCGCCCGTCGTTTATCCTCGTCGACCTCCGCCCATTTGAGCGCCCGGATTTCCCCTGGGCGCATGCCGGTGAAAAATGAGAACTCGAAGTAGGCCGCGTACAGTCTGGTCGGCCCCGTCAAATTCTCGTACATGTCGGCGATGACCCGCTCGGCTTCATCACGCTCGAACGGGTCAACTTGCCGCTTGGCGATCTTCGCTCGCGGGATCGACAGGCAAGGGTTGCGCGAGATGTGCCCATCCATCACTGCCGTGTGCAGAACGCTCGACAGCTTGTCCGTGGCATTTCGGCGCACGCCCGGCGATTCCCACGCGATCGCCGAGACGATCTTGCGCAGGTCCGCCGAGGTGATGTTGTCGATCCGCTTGCTGGCCAGCGCCGGCATCCAGAACCGGTTCAGCACGCTTTTGTAGTTGTCGCGCGTGCTGTCGACGATCTCCCGACTGTCGAGCCAGATCTGGGCGAACTCGCCGAAGGTCGGCGTTTTACGGTCAAGCAGGTAGCTCGAGTTTGGGAACATTTGGGCGTAGAGGTCGTCGTTCATTGCGCCCAGCTTGATCAATTCCTTTACACGAGCACAGAGACTGCCGGCCGCCGCGAGCCCCTTGGCGTTCGGCTTATAGGGAGTCGGCTCGCTTCGACGCTGACCGTTCCAAGTAAAACGGATCCGGACGCTTTCACCACGGGGCTCGACGCCGTCAGGGAGGCCCATTGATTTTCTGCCCATGTGTTGTATCGCTCCAGGCTGTACATGATTCGTCCATTCACCTTGGCCCACACGCCAAGCGGGATAGCGCCAGACAAGCGCTTGTGCTCCAAGGCTTTGGAAGTGGTGCCGATCAGCTCGGCAAGGCGTGATTCCAGGACCTTGTCCACCAGCAAGGCGGACGGGTCATCGATGGCTGCCAGCTTTTTTGATTGCATAGCTGTCTCCATGCCACGCGTGGCGGCAGAAGGTGGTGATGGGTTATGCGAGTGGGGCGTAAGTTTCGCCGCGACGCTCGGCCGAAGCCTTCCGGTACGTCTCGTTGGTGTAGGGTGCGTCGGGCTCACGGCGTACCAGGGTCATCTGGTAGTGGGAGCCTTTGGCGCGATGCGTTCCGGCGCAATATTTCTCGATCAGGAAATTGGCGTCGTGCTTATCGCCTTTCTCTGCCCGGCTACCTGTGCCGATCGTTCCGCCTTTCCACGAGCCTTTCTCGGGGCCGGTCTCGCCATCGAACGAGATTTCAAGCTGGACGAACGTTCGAGTGGGTCGCAGTGCGCTGAAATACTTTTTCACCCAGCCAGTGCCTACGCGGTATACGCGCTTCTCCATGTAGCAATAGGCCCGGATTTCCTCGCCGTCGTAGTCCTGAAGCAGGAAGACGTAGCGCGGCATGGCGTCCTTGATCGCCGACCTTTCCTTGTAGTCGAGGCTGACACCCTGTCCCTTTTCGATATGCTCGACGCCCGCCGCGTCGCAGATGGCATGGAGTGCCAGATCGAACTCACGCCATGGGAACGAGTGATATCGAGACTTTGTGGTCCTGGAATCCCAAGTGCTCGGGCCGAAGTTGGTATGAATGCCATGGGTGGTTAGGCGGAAGCCGAACTGGCGAGAGTGGTATTCGTAGTAATGAAGGTGCCCATGCTCTGCAATTCGCTTGGCTTCCGCCTCAGGGCTCAGGCTGGTGAAGGTGTGCTGCTCGGCCCACGGCTTGATGATGTTGGGAATCTTGATCCAGGCTGAGTACTTCCAAATCTGGAGTACCAGCTTGTTACCCGGGTAGTCGCCCTGATCGCCGGAGTTCAGCGTGATGCCCAGGACGCTGTCGCGCTGGCCTTTGTAGTACAGATCAATGAAGTTCAGCAGCACGAACTTGTCGTGCCATGGATTCGCCCGGAAAACATTGCGGGACCACCAAGCTTTGATGATTTCGAGCATGCAATATTCCTCGCCCGCCGTTCACCGGCAGGCTGGTAGGTGGAAGAGGGGTTAGGCTTTTGTGTTCGTAGCCAGCTCGCAGTCAGCAGCCAGTTTCAGAAGGTTGCGGGTGGTCGGCTTGAAGCCCCTAGTGTCGGGGTACCCTTCATGCTCATGGCCTTCCGGGTGCGCCTCGAACGGACCGTGCCAGAACCAATTTGATTTCCAGTCAGCCCATACGGTGTAGGCGTCCTGACCTTCACCCCAATAGTCGGTGCCGCCGCCGACACTCCGTACGTGACTCACTCGGGTGCGCTGGCTGTACGCAAGCTCACTCGGCTCGTCTTTGTCGATCCAAGCACGGCGGTAAACGGCTGGATGCAGCTGGACAAGTCGTTTGCTGAGCTTCTTCTCGATGCGGGCCTTCATCGCCACGGCCCCTTGTAGATGAGCCAGAGCATGTAGAGCGGCGCTGCGATCATGGCGTCACCTTCTTGAACTCGATGACCCAGACCCATGGGTTGGCGGCCCAGTCGCCTCCGACAGAATCCCAAAGACCCGCAAAAGCATTGGCTGCCGTCGTCTGCAAGCCAGTCTTCCCATCGTCAGGGCCGACCATATAGCCGGTGCAGATGGGCCAGCCGTCATCGGGCCGGAACGCGACGCCGACGATTCCCTCCGCTAACGCCTGCTTTTCGCTGATGTCCTGTAACCGCTCGACGCGCACGTCGGTGATCTCCAGCAGGATGCGGCTGACCCAACGCGGCATGTGAATGCTCGGCTTCCAGACTGGCTGATCCGCTTCATACGGCGTCAGCCCATCGGCGGCGTAGACCAGAGTTCCGTCGTCTCGCGCCTCGTCAATGTCCAGGTCATCCGGCTTGAGGTAAGGGCCTCGCATTACTTCGAAGTGATCGCAGTACCAAGTCTCGCGCACCCACAGCCGGTCGCCGGGCTTGCCGTATGGGCACACGATTGGGTGTTCGGTGCCTTGGTCGTCCATGCAACTCTCGTCAAAGGTGTGCATCGGACGCCACGACCCGTCTGGTTGCTGATGAAGCTCGAACTGACAGTCTGCGCTGCGCATGCGCGGTTTGATCTCGCGCCGCGTTACTGTCTTTCGGCCTTCCAGGATGGCGCGCACCATCGGAGCCGAAAACAGGATCGGCCGTTCTTTGATATCGGTCATGTGGCCACCGCTGCGACAGAGAGGATGATGGCGCCCCAGATGCAGGCGCTTACGGCCATTACTTTCAGGATCATGGCGTCCCCTTCGCACCAGGGAGTTTCGGCACCGGCACTGCCCGGCGGCCCCAGATGCAGACCGGACCATCCTCGGTGTCGTGGATCGAGAGGATGAACCAACCGGGCTCGGCCGGGTGCTGGATCTCCCAGGCCGAGCAATCGCACTGGCCGTCATCCATGTAGGCTTCGAACACTTCGGCTGGAACGTCGCTTTCCATGTAGGAGACTTTGGTTTCCACCTGGTGGCGCAGGCACCATTCCTGAAATTGCGCCTCGGTGACTTCGTCGTCGAACTCCGGGAGGTAATCCGGGTGCGACCACCAGCCGTCAATGTCGCGCTCGACCGGCAGCGGCTGAATCAAAGCAGTTTCTTCAGGCATGACTTCGTCCTTGCCGCTATAGCGGCTGACTTTGAAGGGAGAGGGAGTTACTGGATCGCAGCAGCTTCGAGCGCTTCGTCGATCTCTGGATATTCGGGGCGTGCAGGCGGATAGGCCGGAGCTGTCATCGCTTGGTCAATGGCGGCGCGAAGGTTCTCGCTGTAGTCCTCGCCGATCACGCGCTCGGTCGGCTTGTCCATCCAATGGCCGACGATTTCGATGCTGATGCTGCTGTCACCTGCATCACCGTTAGGACTGCTGTCGTAGCGGACATCCCAGCAATTCGATTCCAGTGCATCGAGCCGGGCCTTGTCTCGCTCCAGCTCATCAATCCGCTGATCCGCTGCGTTCAGGCGCAGCTGCAGGGCGTCCCGTTCGGCCTTCATGCGATCGAAGGTCTCGCCGAGCACGTACTGCACTGGCCGGTGGCCGCACTCACAGTCGGGCCAAGGGTTGTCCTCTGCCCAGGTCCTGCCGTCACCGGTCGCTGCCTCGCAAGCTGGACCCAAGTAGATAATTTTTGGCTCGCTCACTTTGAACCCCCTCAATTGTCCGTACCCGTGTAGGTGCGCCAAGGAACCTTGACGCCATTGACCAGAAAGCCCCAGTCACCGCGCCACTTACTGGTGATGAAGAGGGTGATGACGCCTTCGTGGAATACCCTGTCGATTCGGTGGTATTCGCCGTGCCTGAGGCGCGCTGTGTCGCCTGGCTGTCGGTCGATGTACTCGGTGGCCTGGGCGCTGGCGGGAACATTCAGCCCGGACAGCGCCGGGTCTTCGTGATCGAGCAGGCGCTGCTCCGTGTAGCAGCCGCGCAGGATGATCGTTCGGGCGTTCCATGGGTGGTCATGCAGATCCCGGTCTTCGTCCGGCCGCATGATGTGATGGATGCGGAAGGACCACGGAAACCACCAGAACGCCGGCTTGTGCGTTTCCCGGCTGTACGGGTTGAACAGCCACCAGCGGCCCATGTACATCTCGGCGCCGTCGGCGGACATGATGTGCAGGTAGGGGGTGCGTTTGGCGCGGGCGATGAGCCAGTCGGCGATGGCCGGGCGGGCAAGCAGCTTGGCAATTAGGCGCCAGAGGAGATTGATCATGCCGCCTCCGCAACTGGCTGACGGAAGACGGGAAGGGCGCCGGCCTGCTCGCGCACAGCCCTCATGCCAGCCTCGTCGTAACCCCAGATGTTGCTGTCATCGAACCGTTCAGGCCCGAGATAGCCACGGTTCAGCGGCTCACCGGTGCAGATGTAATCGCGAAAGGCTTCGACCAGACTGCGCAGCGTTCCGCCGTGACTGAACCCGCGCCACCGGCCGCCCCACACCGTTTCATGCGTGAAGACGCGCTTCCCGCTGTAGTCATCGATGAACCAGACCTTGCCGCGATGATCGACTTCCATGCTGGCGTAGCGATTTACAGCCTGGCCGTAGAAGAATCGGCGGCCGTGGTCGGCGATGATTCGGATAGCCTGATTGACGTGCTCGGCGCGCTGGCGCTTCAGAGCGAGTTTGTTTTCTGTGGGCATGGGGCGTCCTATGCCGGGGCATGCCCGGGCGGCTAAAGTTCGAAGTTTTTGGTACGATTTGATTGTCGAAAAAAACAAACAGGAATGTTACATGGACGATGAAAAAGCTGTCGAAGAAAGCGGATCAAGTTTAAATGGCACGTGGCTTGTTTTGCTGGCATTTATATCTATCGCCTGCATTTCTTTACTTTTGATTTCTCATTTTCAGTTTGGTGTTGACATCCCGTTTTTAAAAGTGGTTAATCCGGCGTCTGCTACTTATTGGGGCCAAATTGGAGATTTTGTTGGAGGAGTTCTAAATCCGATTCTGAGCTTTATAGCTTTGCTTGCAGTAGTGTTAAGCCTAAGATCTCAGGCGTCTGAGCTAAAAGCGGCAAGAGCGGAGGCTAAAGCATCTCAAATTACTCAAGCTCAACAGACAAAAATTTTTAAAGAACAAAGTAAATTAATCGAGCGTCAAAGTTTCGAGACGGTGTTCTTCGGACTTTTAGATCTCCACACTAAAAATTCCGAAACAGCGAAATTCTTTCACATGGCCACAGCTGTTATTGGGGCCGATGCGTTTGAATCCTATTCCAAAAAATACAATGTTGACACTGTGGCGGTTACAATTGGATCCGCTGATATCCCTGCTAAATATATTATGGATAGAGCCCAATCATTTCATGAGAAGTCTCGGGAGGCATTGGGGCGGTATTTCAGAACGCTATTTGAGTTTCTTTTATATATAGATAATTACGGGGTCCCACAGCGTCGCAGTCCTCTTTATGTTAATCCAGTTTTGATTAAAGGATTTGAAACGCCAGACTCCATTACCAAAAAAACATATGCCGGAATCGTTGCAGCGACCTTTAGTGTGTATGAATCAGAATGCATAATGCTGTATTGTTTGACTCCAGAAGGCAAAGACTTAAAAAGTCTTTGCGAGAAATATGGACTTCTGAAGCACCTCCCGGATCGACAGAATCAAAAGTTTGCTAAAGCTCTATTTGAATCGTCAGCATTCGGATAACTTTCTCATTCACCTAGGCGTGAGCCTGGATCAGACTAAGCAGCAGCCTTCAGTGCCTCAATAATCCGCTGTCCGGCCAGCGGTGGCACTGCATTGCCGGTCATATGCATCGTCAGCCGGTGGTTGTCTGGGCGCAGGGTGTCTTCCGGGAACGACTGAGCAGCCATGGCCTCATCGGCGGTGATCATGCGCATCATGTCGCCATCGACAACTGCCCAGCGGTCTAGGGTGGTGATGGTGCCGATCGGGCGATCCAGGCTGCGACCAGTCAAGCCCGAGCCTGATCCGTAATAAGGCATGACGAACCGCTCGCCGAAGCGCTTGCGGCCGTTCTCCACTCGAATCAGCGTCGACTCAGCGCGGCCAGGCTTTACGATTGGCGACCAATTGCCGGCGTCGAAGTTGATGATCTCGCGGGCAGGCACGTGTTGGTAGCGAGGCAGCTGCAAGTGCAGCGGCGCTTTGCTGCGAGAGCAGACCATGAACAGGCGCACGCGGTGCTGCGGCACGCCGAGATCGGCGCAATCCACGATGTGAGGCGCCAGCGCGTAGCCCAAGCGCTGCATTGCATCAGCCCAAGCTGGATACAAAATCCAATCCATAAACTCGGGGACGTTTTCGATCACGGCAAATTCCGGTCTGTTGACCTCGGCGTTTGCTACCGGCGCCCAGGCCGTTGAACGCGAGTTGTCGTGCTTCGGGCTACCGGATTCCTTGCCGCGCGCCTTGGTGTGACCTTGGCAGCAAGGCGAAGCCAGCATCACGTCATGCTTCGGCACTTGCGACCAGTCAGCCTGGTGCAGGTCCTGGCAAATATGCTTAGTGTCGGGGTGGTTGGCGCTGTGCCACTCGACAGCAGACGGCCAATGGTTGGCAGCCCAAAGCACGTCCAATCCCGCGGCCTTGCCGCCAGTAGTCCATCCGCCAAACCCGGCGAACAAGTCGATTGCAGATTGCATAGAAGATCCTCGCCGGCTGGCGTGATTCGTTGAAGTGGGGTATTTGTGTTCGGCCCGGCATGGAGCCGGAAGGAGATTCGTGTGGGTGAAATTGGTCTAAATGACGCTCGAGGTTACTTCAAAGAGCTTGCTGCTCCGGCTTTTGTAGAATTCTGGAAGGAATATCAGCATGACGTTCCAGTTGACAGGGAGCGGTTCACACTTGTCTATCGGCGATTAATCACCGCTCTTTTTTTCCTTAATCACATGACGGACAAGACCGCTAAACAGCGAGGTGTAAAGAACCCTGTCGATTTAATCGAAATGGTTAAGGGAGCGGACTGTGGCGCGGGAACGGCACTTGATATTTGCCGATTACTTGTTAACGACGTTAAACATCCAGCCAAGCGATTACAAACATATGATGTTCGCGATCGCATCATGCCCTACGACGATCAGGGAGTTAATCTGCTTCCGTCTTGGGTTTACACAGATAAACTTGGAGGGCATCACGAGCTTGGCGACGTTGCGCAACGTGTCTGGAAATATTGGATCGAATATCGTCACGAGCGGAAGTGAGAGCTAGTAGAATGGAAACCTCTTACAGGAAAGTTCTTAGACAAATTTATAAATCTAATGCTCTGCAAACTCACGAACTTTTAGGTCAAATCCACCGGACGCACAACGATCATCGCGATTTTTACCCGATGGTTGCGCTACTAAATGCAGGTTACGTAGGCTTTACCGGCGGAGTGCCACCCGAAAATACGAAGTTTAGAGACACCATCATAGCTCATACACTTCAATGTTATTCACAAGGCCCAGGTGCACAGTCGTATGGGATGGTCGAAGTAAATGGTAGTGGTGACGCCGACGGTTTGTATTTTTATATCGGGCCAAAGGGAATTGAGTATTTCGAGACGCGTAGATCAGACAATAAGAAGCTTTTAATCTCTGCTTGTTTGAGCCTGCTTGCCGGTATAACAGTCGCCTTTGTTTCGATATACCTCAAGCGTTGAGCGGAAGAATCCGATCAGTTCAAGCTTCAACCCCGGTTCTAGCAAACTCTTTCAGCTGTCGCGACTGCTTTTCAGTAACAACGATTTCAGGTCGCGACATGCTGGCGAAACGGGTGGACTCTTCGGCCGGGGCGGCAGCGAGGTTGAGCAGGAACGTCGACACTGTCTCCTGCCACTCCTCGAAGTCGTGTCGCTCGCCCAGCACCTGAAGTGCGTCAGCGAGCGCTTTCGACACAATCAGCGTGCGCTTTTCGGCGCCGATCCGGTCCAGCAGGACTTTTTCCTTCGCGCGCTTGTCCCGCTGAATCTGCGCATTGTCTTTGGCCATGGCCTGCCTCTTCAATTCCGTGGGCCGGTAGATCCAGCCATGTCTGTCGTCGGCGCTGGCGCACCTGGTTGCTGATGCGTCTCACGGTGGCCCCGGGAACTTGATGTCGTTCTCGCGGGCGATGAGCCTGGCGCGTTTGGTTTCCATGCCCATGGCCTTGGCCGCTTCGATGACGGTGTGCCCGGCGTCGGCCAGTTCCTTGAGGCGCGGCGCCTGCTTGTTGCGCTCGATGCGCAGCTTGTTGCTGTGGGAGGTGCCGAACATTGCTTCCTTCTCGCCGGTGACGCCGGAGGGGATTTGCTGGACCGCCCGGCCAGCGCCGAAGAACTGGTCAAGCTTCCGGTTCAGGTCGTCGATGAGCGAGTCACGCGGGTTGGGCATTGGTACGCCGATCATTGCGCACCTCCCGGCTGGCGCTTGGCCTTTTCCTCGAGCTGGATGGCGTAGTCGACGGCGGAGGCGTGCTCGAAACGGAAGCCACAGGTCTTGCCGGTTACCAGGTCGATGATGTGGTAAGCCTTCGGCCCGACCGTCTTCACCTGGAAGCGCAAAGCCTGCTCAGGCTTGGGCAGGTTGGCCAGCCGGGCGAAGTCTTCGCGCGCGGCCTGGGTACGAATCAACAGCACGCCGAGGACGTCCCGGCGTTGTTGCAGCAATGGGTGCATTTGCATGGCTGATCCCTCGGTGTGGGTTGCGTGTATTCGTCAGCACTCTGTCCGCCTGCTGGTTGCCGTTGGGCGCAGGGGAGAGTGCTGACGGATAAAGGCGGGGCAAAAGAAAGGCCCGTTGGACGTTCGGGCCTTTCACAGATGCAGTGATCTTTTGGCTATGGTCTATTTCATGATGGTCATCCTCTGATGCGCGCCGTTGGCATCTTGGCGGGCGCTCGCCGATCTCTGGTGTTGCCTGCGGGGGGCCGCATTGCGCGGTGCAGAATCGTCCGCATCGGAAAGTGATCGAAACACCAGGGCGCTACCCCTACTTGGTTCCCGCCGCGTTTCTGGTATTGGCCGGCAGATCCGGCTCAGGAGATTTACGGGGCTTTGCGATCCTAGCGCTGCAGCCCGCTTGGGCACGCTTCGATCACTCTCCGATGCGGCCTGGTGCTGCGGAGTACCAGGTGCTCGGGCAGTTACCGTCAGGCTGACGTGGCGCTGGTTGTTCAGTCGTACGGCAATTCAACGGCTTCGCTACCGCTTTCCATGACGCCGAGCGCAGCCTGGTCAAATGCGAGATGGATCGATGTGGCGCCTTGCTCGTCGTCCCGTTCAAGTTCTCCCACGAGTTCCTTGAGGAACTGCGCCCGGTCGAGAATCTTGCAGGGTTCGCCGTCTTCGTTCTTGGCTGGCCAGGTGTCTGCCATCTCCGTGATGTTGCAGAGGCAGTCGACACCGATTCGGATCACCAGATGATCGCCTTCAATGCCGATGGACAGTGCTTCTTGAGCGGGTTCTACGTTCATGGTTGATCCTCGGTTGTCATCCCGCTGCCCACTCAGTGAATGGGCAGAAGTGATGCTATCGAGCGAAGCGAAACCACATCACCATGCCCAGGGCGAGGCCGGAGATGACGCCGGCCAGGTAGGCGATGGAGATGATGTGAAGGATGCTCGCCACCACCAGCAGGACAGCGCCCAGCAGGATCGCAGTGAGCAGGCGGCTGATCACCGAACCACCTTCACGACGCTGTTGATGCCCTTGTCCACGGCACGGCGAACTTTCTTCGCCTCATCTGGTTGCAGGATCGCCAGGTAGTCGTTGTTGAAAACGATCTGAGCACGCAAGCAGTAGGTCTTCGGATCCTTGAACGAGTTCGAGGTGTCCAGCCCGCTGCGTGCTTCCTTGGGTACCGCGCAGTG